TGGATGAACATGGAAGGATTTACACCATTACTAATATTAGCGTTATGTAGTTTTGCAATACGAGCATCGAGCTGGATATCGTTCATAGCTGACACGTACGGTGGTAGGGGATATACATCCTGGCCCGGTTGATATGTTTTACAGTAGTATATTTGTGATGCGTTATCCTTTTTATTATTAGTTGGATCAAATGCTGTATATTCTACTGGTTTGTATTTTCTAATTTGTGACCAATCAGATGAGAAAAAGTAACTTGTAACTTTATCTTCATCATCTGGAATTGCAGATCTTACGTTAGCAAATGGCAAATGATGCATTTCAGCTATACGTGTACCCTCTTTATTCCAAATAACATTCATTGCATATCCACCAAAGAGTGTATAGTCTAATGCTATTTTGTAAAATACATCATTGATAGTTTCACCATCAGTGTTTATGTACTCTGTACCGTAGTCTATAATACCTTCACCAACAATACCATCTCTAATTGCATTAATACAAGTAGCATTAATTGCTGATGTATCATATAAATCAATAATAGTTTGTGGAAATAGGTTATCACCACCAAATCTCATATAGTCTTTACCTCTTACTTCAGAGATAACTGGTAATTCTAATGATGTAAATGCTGCACCTTTAACTGAGTACAATGTTTCTGGGTTTCTGTTCATAATATATTATTTAATAATTTGGTCTGAAGTATGTATCTGCCTCTCTATCTTCGTTATTTGATACATAAGGTTTTGTGTTTGTGTCTCCACCTGGCTTACAGATAATTTTAATTACATTTTGTACCTTTCCGACAGCTACTGGTTTATCACCAGGTAAAGGTAAAGACATTACCATTTGATAATATCCATTTTTATGTGATTCTGCAAAGGCACTACCTAATTCAATTTCCCATTTAGCGTATCTGTCATTAATAAAAGCAGTACCATCTACATACGAGTATGGACCTAACCATACCTGTGTATTCAATGATCTTAGCCAAAAATAATTAGTTTGTATATCATATAATGAAAGATCATCTACATTATTCCAATATATTGGTAAATTGCCTTCAAAGGTCGGCCCTATATCACTTACGTATTCGGTCATATTAATAACTTTGTTTCTATACTAAGAAATATAAAAACAGCGTGAGTTGTAATAGACAAAAAAAAGGGTAACATTTCTGCTACCCTTTTAGTTTATTAAGTTAGTTAAAGACTTATGCTTCAACTATACTTCCTGTAACTTCGAATGATGGTTGAGTTTCCATGGCCGATATAGTTAATTCGATCCCAGATCTATCTCCATACGTCACACCTGATACAGAAGTACCTGCTGTCATGTATGCATTTCTTTCAACTCCTACTGACCAATATTTACCGTTATTGTCTTTAAAGACAACAACCATTTCATTGTTCTGAGATAGTAATAAGATTTGATCTCTTATAGCTGCATCTCTTTTGTTAAGAATCATTGTTAATGCTTGATCGTAAAATAATGTACCATTTTCTTGTGATACATTGATAGTTTCTGTGAATGAACTAGTTTGTCTTGGAACTTCAAATTCAAAAAAGTCACTAGGTGTAAGTGCGGAACCACTAACTGTGATAGCTGTGATTGTTCCAGACGTTTCTGCGAATGATTCTGCAGGACCATTTGCGATAAAAATCTTTTCGATTCCACCATTTTGGTCCACACAATCTAAGGTTACGCCCGCTGTGATGTTACATGCCATAGTATTTCTTTGTTTTTTTAGTTTGTTAAAAACTAGGAGCCGAAGCTCCTAGTCTTGAATTAATTTGGCTATTATGCCATATCGTTTGTAGCGAACAAGTTAACTTGACCTACACCAACGCCCATCCTGAACGCACTTCTAAACTTCACTACATCGCTTGCTTCGTCATAGAAGAATCTAAAGTTATCTAACTCATCAGTTAAACCTGTTGCTGCCAAGATCATCTTACCTGGACCGGAGAATTTAAAATTACTACCAACTAATCCGCTTGATTTAATAACCTTTGCGTTAGTTCCTGGTAACATGATAATTTCATTTCCGGAAACTGAATCATAGTGATATAAATCGCTTGCGACTAGTCCACGGGCTAGGGCCCTGTATGCGTCTGGAGCAACCACCATAATGATATCATCTCTATCTTTTACTGCTTCATCAATTGCATCATATAAGTCTAATGCTTGCTCAACTGCGTTAGTTGCAGTCCATGCTGCTGGAGTACCACCTTGTAAGTTAGCTCCGTTTGCAACAGTAATCTGTGCTTTTAATCCAGTTGCACCACCAGCGAAACCATTGATTAAGAATCCTTCAATATACTTAGTTAATTTGTCAGAATAACTCTGTGATATGACTTCCTCAAATGGGATAAAGTCGTTACCAGTCCCAGGATTCATAAATGCCGATTGATAGGTGCTCCTCAATGATTCTACACAAAGTTCTGTTTTACTTTGCATAGACTCAATTGTGACAGGTACTTGAGTATAAATTACCTCGTTACCGTCTGTATTTGTCCAACCACATGATAATGCAGTTACTGGTAAGTTTGCCTCTACCAGGTTAATGTTTACAACTCCACTTGAAAATCCACTACGTAGGTCTACATAATCAAGTAAGTCTGTTTTTAATACTGCCTTCGAAATCAAATCAAGACTTAAGCTGTCTGTGTAATTTGGAAGCGCAGAAATGTCAAATCCGTATGCCATCTTTTCTAATTGTTTTTTTAATTAATTTGTTATTTACTGTTACGAATAGAGCGTAATGCATCCATTCTTTGTGCTAGATGTTCGTCAGCGGCTTTTTTGTTTTCGCTAAACGTATTTCTAACTGGTTTAGCAGCTGGTTCATCAGCTACTGCGTTAAATCTTCCTTCTAATTTAGAAAGTTCTTCTTTAATCTTTGTTAATTCGTCAGTGTAAGGTAAAAGCATATCTGCGATTCCAGCAAGCATGCCTTCAGCGTCAAATTCAACTTTCTCTTCTTCTTCGATAACCTCTTCCATTTCAACTTCTTCTTTCTTTTCTTCAGAAGCTTCAACTTCAGCGCCACCTTCTTCAATAGAAGAGATTTCACCATTTTCACCAACAGTAATTAATAGACCATCCGTTGTTTCATGCTTACCTGCAGGTGCAAATGGATCTTCAGAAGCACCTTCTCCAGCTCTTACAAAAAGGATTGCTCCATCTTGTAATTCACCTTCAGTGTATACTTCTTCGCCATTTACTAGAGTTGCCTCTGCAAACTTGCTTTCAACAACAGTTACTTCTTCAGTGTTTGCTCCTAGCATCACCTTAAGTTTTGTAATTGCGTCATTGACTGTCATACTGTTTAAGTTTTTTTAGTTAATGTAATCTGACTTAGTGCCAGATATTAGGAAATATAGAAAGCGTCGATATTGACAAAAACAAAGATTTAGTCTTCTTTTTTCTTTCTATGTGCTCTAATTCGCATGATATTTAGGATAATACCTGTGATAATTAATCCCATAGTTAGTATACTATTGAAATCTACCATTGCACTGCCCGCAGCAGTCATTGTAGCTATGTTTGCTATCGAGTCTTTAGTTTCTGCTATCATGCTTTAGTTGCTTTTTCGATGAATTGACCTGCTACAGAAAAACCATTTAGTTCTCCCGCTTTGATTTTATTCCAAGTCTCTTCATCATTAATTTTATATGATGACATCCACGTTCCTTCAGGTACTTCAAATCCCATTGCTTTACTTTTATCCATTGCAGGATCAAGAACGATCCAAGATTCAAGAAGAGTATTATCAGTAGTAATGTCGTCATCGTGGTTTATATCAGTGTTATTCTGTTTATTATATTCAAAGAATTTTTGTGCTATCTTTGCTACTGTGTCTTTTGAAAAGAATACATGAAATGGATTACCTTGTTCATCTTTTCTTAGGATATATTGATCAGGCACCATACATGGCCCAGTAACTATCATTTGGTCATCATCTGAGAATGCAAAGCTAGCTCTATGTCCACCGTTTGGTCTAGATGACATAGGTATACCTAATTCTTGTTGTGTTGCTCTGCCTTCTGATATAATTACACTGTTTCTACCTTCTTTACTAACGAGTACTTTTTCGAAGAAATGTCGGCAATAAGGGCCTCCTTTCCATTTGATAATAGCTTGACTACCTTCATCAATACCATTACCAACAGCTCTACCCATTTGTTGTAGCTCTTGGTATGTGTATAGCTTATTCATTCTTTGCATTGCTTTACAGAAATTACGTTCAGCAGGTGGACCTGCATATCTGTATTTTACTACCATTTGATTAGTTAGTCCTCTTCTAGATAAAATATCTAAACCTTGTACACCTTCAACCCAATCACCTATAGTACTAAACTCTGATTTTGTACCATCAATATATGTGGTGTAT